ATCATTATATCATAAAACTCTATAGCATCTTGTTTTAGATTTATATTGTATCCGTTATTCTTATTTAAGTACATCTGAAAAACATGACTACCACTGTCTCTTTTAAATAAGTAGTTTTGCGTTTGGTCATATATCTCAATACCTGTCTCTGGGTCTTTACCAAATTTTATACCATCTGCACCCTTTTCAAATTCACTTCTCATTTGTAGTGCTAATTGTCTGTTCAAGATAGTTAGAACGTCTAACAAAAATGTATTTGCAAGAAAGTCCATGTCTAATCCTGTATGCCAAATAACCCTGTCATCTATAGTCAACTCTTCATCAAAGTAATCAAACTCTAAGAAATCAATACCTAAAAAGTCTGCAAGTTTTTCAATCCTAAGTTTTTCTGCTTGGTCATCAATTTCTACTGGGGTTCTTCTTATCAATAGATTAAGAATACTACGTTCATCCAAATCTAGTACTACTGGCCGCATAGGGTTTGAATAAGGACTAGGGACAACCGTTGCTTGAAATGCTTGGTTCATTATCACTGTGCCAACTGCTGAAGATACTGATATCTCACCAACCACACAATCAAAGTTTGTATTACAGGATGGTAGAAGTACAATAGTAGAAGAACCCAACTCATCAACAGTCATTGAGAAGTCAGTTCCTCTAACACCCACTGTAGCAGTTGGTGTCTTAATCTTTACATTCTGTCTTGAGTTTTTTGCAATTTGTCCAGACGCATAACGTATTGTTCCAAATGCTGCTTTTAAAGATAGTGACCCTGTCTGAGTATTTGGGTCATATACGAATGAATCAATAACTAACTTAGAGTGTTCTGTTACGTCTACTCTAGTCTCATCTATAAATTGAATCGCAGTTCTACCGTCTTTAGTACGAACTGTATCCATACTTTGCACAGAGAATGCATTTCCAATTTCTTGAAAGGTGTCATTACCTCTCTCTACGTTGGTTCTACCTTTTTGTTCTATAACTTCCCCCACATTGCTAAATGCAACAGTGGGGATAAGTAGAATTAGTAGAACACTAGTCCTGCTGAATAATGTCAACATCAAAACTGTCACCGTCTAAAGTTAGGTCAACTATATTATCGTTTACACCACTTTGTGTGATATCAATAGTTCCTCCACCACCAGTAACATCTAGGGCAATAGTGTGTCCAACAGAATCACCATTACCAGTTTGAGTTGTTGTTATAGCATTACCTTCATTACTAGCAGCACTTGTTGTTGCAAGTGAAGCACTGTTGTTCATTACTACGGTTAATGCTGCAGATTGTCCATCAATAGTCGTGTTAATAATATTATTGTCACCAGTAGTTGTAAAGTTGATTACAGAGTTATCTGCATCACCAACCTCACCAATATCAAACTCATAACTGTTGCTATCACCAGTATTAGTTATATTTAAAGTTACTGTGTCACAACTTCCTGCTGCCGCAGAACTACAGTCCATGTCAACGATGTTGCTTGAACCAGTGAATGCCCATGTACCAGTGTAAGTTGAACCTTTAATCACTGCGGCAATAGTATTATAACTACCAGTTTGTGTAATACTAAAAGTCATACCATCACCATTTAATGTTGCATCTGTTGTGCTTGTTCCCACTTTGTTATCTGCACCATCTTGGGTAATATCCAAGTCAAGTGTGTCTCCTACTTGCGTAATGTAGATATCATTTGCATACAGTACGCCAGTAAATGCCATAACAAAAATAAAAGAACTTATTATTATTTTTTTCATATGCGTTCCTAATGATTAGTTTATTAAACTTAATCACTCTCTTTTTTGGTTATGTAAAGGTCTTGTTCAAAGTCCCACAAGCCCATCTCTTCTCCCTTGTAAATCATATCAATAATCGCTTGATCGATAGCAGATTTAACCGCCACTGAAGTTGGTTCGTTTGCCGCAGCGCCCGACTCAAATTCGAATGCCCTAGTTCCCATTTCAAAGAACCTAAACACATTCATATCACCTTTCACACTAGCAATTGTTTTAGTAACATTTACTGTTAATAACACCTTACCAGAATTAACTGATACAAGTCGCATTGAAACTGTAACTTGATCAGTCCTATATGATGTATCACCGCCAATACCAAAGTAACGTAAACCTGTACCTCCACTTATAGTATTAGTATCATAACCAATTATACCACCCTCTAATATCAAACCTGCCAACTTCAGTGGTTTAAGTTGGGGTTTTGCTTCACCCTTTTCATATTGTTCGTATGTAGACTTTGCCAACTGTCTTTCTTTAACTAGGTTGTTTAGTCCACCACGTTCTATAACTGTGAACCAATCTCCCTTGCCGGCAGTCTGTAATGCATCAATAACCCACGTTTCTGCACCTTGTGTTACAGCAGTAGATAACTGAGAAAATCGTTGACTAGGTTTTCTTTGCCCAGTTAAGTCCTTAAACTCATATACTGCAATAGTCATGCCAGGAGCGTCTAATTGAGGCAAATCTTCTAGTTTTTGTTGTATCCCCGACACAAATTCTACTGGTGGTTTAATGTCTAAATTTTGTTCAACAGTTGATGCACACCCACTGAGCATACATGTTGCGATTAGAAGAGCAATTATCCATTCCATTTTAAAACCCAAACCCATCAAGAGGTACTGTAATTTCTGTAAATGTACCATCTTCTTCAGTTATCTGAACTGTTATTGTATTACTTGTTAAGTCCTTTAACCAATAGATTGTCGCCCCATCTAAATCTGCTGTCCCTGTCAGCGCACCGTTTTCTTCAAACATACCATCAACCATTTGTTTACTAATTTGTGCATAGATACGAGATTCTACGTTGTTAATAAACTTATTGATAGTTTCATTTTCTTCTTCTCTTGCTATTCTACGTTCTTCTGCAAGTTTATCAGTTCTAATCTTTTCTTTACGTTGGTGCTGAAGTTGTTCTATAGATAAAAAGTGTTGGGACTGTCCTATACCACTAAACGATGGACTTCCAAATTCATGCACTAAGTCGTTTGCTAACGCACTACTTGTCGTTATCGTTAAGAGTACTATTCCTGTCAACAGGCTTCTGTTTAAATTGTTCACTATAGCTCCCATATTTCCTCACTATTTCCTCTAGATCCCCATCTATGGGTTTCCCTGTTTTCTCGTAATGTTCTAATAACATAGTCAATTTAGTATTTAGTCTTATCATGTCGTTGTCAAGCATTCTTATTCTATCTACTAAACCAATCAGTGTTCCCTGTGCAGCGCCTATTACAGGGTCAATAACTTCTGTTACCCATTTCCATATAAAGAAAACAAAGTAACCAAGTCCAACAGCTGCTATTAAAGGGAATCCATATTGATTAATTACTTCTGCGATATTTTCCACTCATGTTCCCCCTATCAATCACGCCTTGCGTCATCCTTACCTTCGTTTGCAGCGAGTCTATCTACATTCGGTTTTACACCAAATGCATAACTCATCAATGCATCAATTTTAACGAGGTCATTATTCATGGTTTGAACACGATTATCCAGCGCACCAATGATGTTTGCCAAGGTGGTTACACTAGAAGTTACTCCATTTAGAATAAACCGTATTGTTAGGAATACAAAATATCCTGCTGCAAGAGCGCCTGCGATAGGAGCTCCTACTTCACCAATGAACGATAAAATATCCATATGATTTCTCTCTCGTTTTTAAATAGCTTTCCTTAACTAAAAATTATCTCTCACTCAGTACTATTTATACAAGCGACTGGCGATGTCATTGGTTTGACACAATCATAATTTGACAGGTGTATTTGGACGTATTTTTGACACAAAAAAAAGGGTTAACACCGAAATGTTAACCCTCTTCCCAATCCTAAGATTGTCTACTGTGTACCTGACCCTTTCAGTGTGAATCCAATTCAACCACCAAGGATATTCCGTTCAGTATACCTTATCCCACTTTACTCGTTTGCTAACTTCTCAAAGTACGACATTGCATCGTCATCATCGTCATTAGTGGCAGAGAATGGTGCAGTTTGTGCTTCTGGTGCTGAAGTTGAAACTGGTGGAGTATAATCCGTAGTCTCTTCTTCAACCATTACAGCTGCAGTTCTAGCAGTTGCAATCGTACCAGACAAAACAGCATCTAGTCTTGCCTTCAACTCATCATATGATTTGAAGTTAGATTGAGCAGTGAAATCAGCGAGCGAATGAGCTTTACCATAGATAGTCTCTAGTTCGTCATCCGTTGGTTTCAATTGCACAGGGGCGTCAAACTCTGACTTGTCATAGTTCCAATAACCATCAACCTTACGAATCTTCAGTTTGAAGTTTGCACCTTCCCATAAATCAAATGGGTTGATGGGCGTTTCATCTGCAAATTCTGGTTGCATTGCTTCCATAACTTTGTCATAGATTTTCTTACCGTACCTATACAACATTACCTTACCATTATTTTCTGGATTCATTGTATCTTCAATAACGTAGATATTTGAGTAGTATTGCAACTTACGTTTCTGTTTCCTTGCAATCTCTTTGTCTGACTCTACACCAGAGTTCCACAAGGCAGAGTTAAACTCTGACACAGGGTCATTCTGATTCATAGTAGTCAAAGAGTTCTCAATGTACCACTGTCCAGTTGGGCCTTGGAATGCGTGATTCCATAGACGTACCCAAGGAAGTTCTTCACCAGCAGGCGCAGGCAAGAAACGAATTACGGCATAACCGTTACCCGATTTGTCTACAACTGGTTTCCACAGACGTTCATCAACGTATGATTTCTTTTCCGTGTTAGGCTTATCATCCTTTTGGACTTGTTGAAGTAATTTATCCAGACTGTTCTGGTTTCTTAGTGCTGAAATTGACATATATTTTCTCCGTATGTTTTTCGTATGTTAAAGTATTTCACGTTTTTCATTATGTAACATTATATATAATACTATAATAACAGGCTAAAGTCAAGAGCTAAATGAAAATTATCTTGTTCAATATACTGTAAATTATCGTACCCTTTCCACTCTTCAATGAACTGACAAGTATTATCAGTTCCAAGTGGAGCAGGATTAACTTTATAGAATGTCGTATTAGGATAGTCTCTAAAGTTAATTGCGTGTTGATTAATCCAATTCACAGATGGAGTCTTACTTGCCTTGGTAGACATATAATTATCCGTCCCTTTATATACATTATTAATCAACTCATTTGGACTACCTAAGTCGAAACCAATCAAGTAAACTCTACATGGTTTCTCCTGTTCTAAGGCAATCCTCACAGCAGTTGGGCCTGCACTCCAACCACTATAATCTTCTGGTATCAACTCAACTTTGTCCTCATCATCAACCCATGTTACGAATAACTTGTGCTGTCCTAGAACATCTTTAAGTCTAACCTCATCTACTGTATCTTTATATTTATTATACAGTACCTTCATCTGATTAGGGTCAGTACCGTTCACAGTAAACTGTGTTCGATTACCCTTCTCGTTTGAAATCGTTAACCCATCTTTCCACTCCATAAGAGCATCCAAATTGGTCATGTCCTTGTACATAAATTCTGGTAACTTAGTATGTGTTCTAAAGTATGTCTTGTTATTAGAACAATACCCCGAACCATATACTTCGTGTTGCATTCCAGCATCTATACATACAAGGACATCTGGTGTGTAGTCTCTATATAAGGCATTGCATCCATAAACTTTACCACGTTTCTTTAGATTGTCTAAATCCACAGTTAGTCTAGATTCGCCATTACCAATAATAAAGACTTTACTCACTTATAATTTACCTAACAGTGGGAATATTTTTGCAATTTCCACTGCACATTCTTTTGCAACATCCATGTGTTCTTTTTGAGTTCCGTTCTCAGAACGTAATTCAATGTAATGTACCCATGAACGTAGTGTACCATTAATATACAATCGTGTCTTAGTCAATCCTTCTGGTAACAGACAGCGTGCCTGTTCCTTTGCAATACCATTATCAATCGCCCACTTATATGCAGTTTGGGTTGCTTTGATAACACCCTGTTGTCTCCATCCCCATTCTCTGATAAGTTCTTGGTGTTCTAAATTATCAACCAGTGAAGGGTCATTCTCAATTTCAATTGAATTTTGTCTATTCGTTTTGTCCTGTAAACGACATTCTCTTGTCGTAAATGCGTCACCCATTGCAGAGGGGTCAGCATACCGTTGACTAAACTCTTGAAATGAGAAACTACGATGTCGCACAATTTGGTGTGCAATATCACGAGTAGTATCAACCTCTATGCAAGCGCTAGCCATTTCAAGTGGCGACCAGTGCTTGTGTTTAACAAGGTATTTGATAAGTTTTTCGGACGTTTCGTGACTTGCTTGGTTGGCCGGATTGGAGACACGGGCGCAATAAGCAATAAGTTCTTGGACATCTTCACCAACATATAAATCCCCTTTAGGTGGTTGTGAATAACTAATTAATCGTGCTTTGGTAAGCATCTTTGTTGTTTCCTTATTCTCTGTCACCATCATCATTTTCCTTTTTATTCAAACTGTAACCACCAAGTGGTAGTTCTTCCCATATTAACGTATCTCCTGTGTCCCAACCAACTTGGTTCAAACAATCAGGCGGAAATTCTATGAATAGTTCATCTGTCTTTCCATCTTTTTGGACTTCTATAGTCCAACAGTTTAGTGACGTTTGTTTTGCTTTCATAACAAATCCTTCTTAAATAAAGCAGTTTAATATCTTACTTAGGATAGTGTCCTAGTTACTACGTTGGCGGTAACGTGGACGATAGTTAGTGTTGTTTTGGTTGGACAATTCGTTCAACCGTTTGGTGACATCTGCATCACGCTTTTGCAAGTCAGCATTATCACCCTCCAACACCTTCACTCTAGAGATTGCTTCTTGCAATTTTGCACGAAAGAAATCTCGTTCCCGAATGATTTCGTCTGACATTAGAAAGTCTCCTTTATCAGCTTGAGTAGTTGTAATCTACATTTATGCTTATCATAAGTCAAAAATGCACCGTACTTGACGATTAAACGTCTGGTATCTGGCCAAATTAAATCATTTTTCATATCCTCATTGTGATTTCTTACATATGACAGTAACCCTTCCAGAATTACCATCGATTCAATTCGAATCCTCTTTGCGAGGAAGTTCTTTAATAATACACTATGTTGCCCATTATAGCAAGAGAAAATTTCATTAAATTCGTCAACTTGCATAAAAATAGTTGACATGTCATTTATAAAATTGTATGATAAAGACTGTTTATTCTTACTCCACTCCATGTAGTTCTCTTCACTGAATTCTCCAATATATCCTTTTGGCGATTTAGTGAAGTTTGCAATGAAATAGTCTAATGTCTTATCATCATACTTTCTTGCTGTCTTTGCAAAGAAATTTCTGTCCCTTCGTTTTAGAAAAGATGCTTTGGTTGCTGACGTTTTACCACCATACTTTTTGTAGTCGTAGTCTGTGGTAAAGTGTAGTTTCAGACCAATGTACATACGATAACAATCCCACGCTTCCATTAGAAATATCCTATAGTGGTAAGGTTGCTACTCGTGGCAAGAAATTTAACGTCCTTGCATTTGCTTCTATTTTTTCCTTGAGTGGTTTAGAGATTAAGGGTGCGACTGCATCCGGCTCCATTTGATGTTTTTCACAATAATCTAGTATTGCATCCATATATGTAGTTTGTCCAAGTCCAGCATTGACCATTCCTTCAATCAGCATTGCAAACTTCTTTGGTGTCATCACAGCAAGTTCTTCTATATTGTTCTTCATAACAAATCTCCTTTAAGAGTTTGACTTGGGAGAGAGTATAAAGAACCCCTCTCCCAAACCTTATAAAGCAGAGCCAGAGTATAAATGCTGGGTGCAACGTACAGACTAACCGTAGGTCTGCATGGATGTATTAAG